GGCCTGCCTTCGCTGTTCAAGCATTTCCTGACCAACTGGATTGTTACCACCGATATTGAGTGGTTCTATACGGTCACGCGTTCCGCTTCTGTAGAAATTAAGACCACCTGGTATCGTTCTTACTGGCAAATGGAAACCATCATCTGGAACCATTAACGGCGGATGAATATGTAATTGTGCTGCCCTGATTGTTACCTCACTCATCTTATTCAACATTTTACAGTCACTAAGGCTGTTCATCGCAGGACTTCTTCCATAACCTTGTTCGAACGATGCTTTAAGGTACCTTGGGCATAAATATGGGTTTTCGTCATAGCCGCTTTCAGATAAAATTAATTTATCTTCTGGGTCCATGTATAAACTAGCTATCGGTTTATTCTTTGCGTCAATTTTTATTTTATCGCGCTCATCTCTAGGCATAACAATATGCAGCAGCGTGATTAATTCATGTGGATCTTCTTTATAAATTTTTGCAATATTTTTTCCGATATTTTCTTCACCAAATTGTTTGACAACAGATCTGGCGCTTAATTTAAATTCTCGATATATAGTATCAACGCGCCCCTGCTCGTCTTCTGACAGATAACATTCTGCAATGTGGCGTGTGCTGTATCGCAATGTACTTGAAAAATTTGTACCCTTGGCTGGATTATCTGCGTCAACAAACATAACAGCAGTGCCAAAAGTAACCAAGTCAGAATAGAGTTCATGGATGGCTTCATGGAAATTAGACCGATGTATCTCCTGATACATTACATCGGTTGCGGATTGTAACCATTCTTTAGCTGAGTCATCGCTTTCAAACTCCTCATTTGTGAACCGTAAATGAAACCACGGTGTTGATGCATTGGTTAACATTCCATGCAGTGATGCTGCCATTAATTCAGCAGCATGGATTGCAGTACCATCAAAAATTAATTCGGTGCGTTTATCTCCACCAGTTCTTTTTTTGGTGATGTCAGCCTTCCTAGGAACAATAAAGTCAGCTATATCCTGCCAGTGACTTTCCCAGTTTGAACGCTGTGTCTGAAGTGATTTAAAACGCTTTAATAATAAAGCCGCTCTTTTATCATCTGCCATCATAATAACTTATTTTGCCCTAACAATGTTGGAACTTGTGTCGGCGCTTCTGTCAGTAATCCCTGACCACCAGTAACAATTGCTGCTGATTGTCCTTTTTTAACCGTTGTACCTTTAGCAACATTCTTTGTTTCTCTTACAGCAGATGGTGTAATAACTGGGTCTGGCTGTACTGGCGCAGTTGTTTCTACTGGCGCTGGTGGTGCTGGTGCTTTTAAAAATCCCATTATGAAACTCCTAACTGATCAAAAGGGTTATAATTATTATTAGCGGTCACTTGCGGCGGCCTGCCATCATTCTTAACTTCCTGAATACCAATTGAACAATAACGCCAGGCATCCGCAAAATGTGAAGACCAATCATGCACTGGTGATGAACGAAACGCCCTATTCTTTTCATTATATGCCCTATGGTACTGTCTAAGCGCGTTGAGCAATAACTTACATTTTTCTGCGTCAAACCACGCGCGTGGAATAAGCATCTGTGCAGCATGAATACCATCCTCTAAAGGTAACTTAGGAACAACTCTAAAATTTAATCCTAGATCCCAAGCAATTTCCCTTCTAGATTTGCCAGTGCCTAGTTCTCTGACTTCAATGTCATGCGGTGCAAAATGATCACCATATAAATAATCCTTCTTTTGAAGAACATTTACATAATGTGGCAAACCTTCACCTCTTGCTTCATAACAATCGATAACATGAATTGCCCTTCCAACAGACTGCGTAAATACAATCGCAGTGGAATCACCAACACCTAAATCCCAAAAGGTATCAACCCTGCTGGTAGGATCATAAGGAACATTACAAATACGGCCATCTTCCATCGCCGTTTCCATTTCTTTTCCAAAGATACTCCCTGGTACATTGGCAACCCAGCTACACTCATATTCCTGCGCATACTGGTCCACCGTCATTGTCTGCGCTGCGCTTTCCAATTCATCCGCAGCAACAATCTTTGTTTCACTTGCTTTATGAATAGCTGTTAACCATTCATCACTTTGAAGCGCCTGCTCATACAATTCGAAAAACATATTCTGGCCTTTAGGCGTTCCGACAAAATAACAAAACCCTGCCCTATCTGATAACGCTGGCCTTATTACTTCAGGAAATACAGACTCTGGCATATCAGCAACCTCATCCATAAAACATCCATCCAAATAAATCCCTCTCAAGGAATCTGGATTTTCAGCACCTAACAAACTAATTCTAGCGCCATTAGGTAAATCGCACCGCAATTCAGTTTCATGGAACTTCACATTTGGTATAGCGCCAGCAAACTGCTTTAAATAATCCCATGCAACACTTTTTGCCTGCCTATACGTTGGTGCTAAATAAGCATACCTTGGACTGGGTTTCTCACATAGTATCGCTGCTCTTAACAAATGGTTAACGGCCATAACCGTTTTGCCCATTCTACGATGACATACAATTACTGCCCATCTATGAGCGTCTAAGTTCGAATGCAACTCTGCTTGCAGTTTTCTTGGATTGTAGGGAATGACAATCTGCATGGGTGTAAGACACTCCTATAAAGGCTATATATCGTTACTATATCCTGCGCCCAACTTTGGGGGTGGTATGGGGTGCGCGTAGGAATTTAGCACTCTGTTTTGTGCCAGTTTTGTGACACAATATTATTTTTATTAAGCCAACCTATTGATATACATAGACCTTAGACTAAATGGATACCGAACTATGAAGGCGGTAAAAAATATTTTGTCGAGGGGTGCCTGCCTTGCGCGCGTAGCTGTGTCAGACAGGACGTTATATATATACATTACCCTCTACTTCTTACGCCTATTCCTACTCTTACTCATCACACTTAAATTACCACTACCATTGTTCAATGGGTTACCATCGCGATGATCGACATCCTTGCCATCACCACGGCTGACTCTACCCAACGCTGACATCTTGCGTCTAGCTTTGTTACGACTAGACCTTCTCTTAACTTGGTCAGGCTTACCATGATAACTGTTGTACTCTTGTTTGTAATCTCTCATCTCTTCTTTGCAGTCTTAGCTGCTGCTTTAAAATTCTTTGCTGTTGGTGCGCCTTTAGATCCAACTTTACGCATCTTCTCTTTACTGCCTGCTGCTATTCTTTTTCTTTTAGCATGAATATTTTTGTAAAGTGACATTACTTACCTTTCTTCTTTTTCTTGGATTTCTTTGTCTTTTTAATTGGCTTATCGTACATCACTACCTATACCTTTCTTTAATCCTAAAACTTTATTTAACCATTGGAAGAAGCTCAGAGATCTGCTCTTGGTCTTCTTCAATATCTTGCCCTGAATCATAGCTTTCTTCAGATCGTCTGAACTGCTCTTGTTCTTCTTCGGTCTGCCCCTGCCCATTCTCTACTCCTCTGGATTGTGTTAACAATGACATAAACTCTACGCCATCCTGCTCAATAATCTTATGAAGCTTCTCTGCTGCTCTGTCTGCTTGTTCACCATTCTCATAGCTTGGAAACTTATCCCAACCAATGCTGCTTGCTCTGTCTGCTGCATCCTGATCTGACTGTATCTTACCGTCAAAGTATCCTGGAACATTGTATATTCTGCCATTAGCAGGATTGGTAACGCCAACAATGTATATAGATGTCAATGCACCATCTTCAATCATGTGATCTTTACTAGCTAATACTTCCCTATGATACTTAATAAGGTTCTGTTCTTTGTCACTAATTTCCATTAGCTGTTACTTCACCATTTGCCCATGACAATGTAATGCTACCCATGTTAGCATTAGCATCCTCTTTCTTATCTCTTAAACCATACGGCTGAATTCTAGCCAAGGTCCACTTCAACGTATCAATCTCTAATCGTCTACGCTGGACCTCTGCATTTAAAATACGATTATCTACTTCTTCACCAGTTGGCAAAGGCTCTGTTGCTAAATCGTTAATGTGGTCTGAAAAATACTCAGCTTGTAAGACTCGCCCTCTACGATATAAATCCCACATCTCTTCATCACCCTGCACTGCTCTTGTCACAGTTCTGTATGAAGGCATATCTTCTGACTTACAAATCTTAACCAAACTATCACCATTGGCTAA